TAAATAATACGCTTGGAAGAAGTGAGAATTTTCACACGTCGGGAGAGGGCCGGACACATTCGCACCATATCAGCGGCAACCTCAAAGACGATGCTGGCTTGCTGGCGATCAGCGGCGCAGCCATAAACCTCTGCTCTCTCCTCGCCGTCGCCGCAGGTAAGCAGCAGTGCAATTGCGGCGGCAAGCTCAGAATTGTGAGTTGGCACCATAGAAGGCCCAGCTAAATACTGGTGAGAGGGGGAGCTCACCTGAATACACCGCATAGGTATTCGTTCCCTTACAGGTTCTATGGAATGAATGTAGTGAAAATTGGAACGTGTAGGAGACACGCTGGCATCTTTTCGACGCCACAGCTTTCTTGCAAGTCCGCTGGTGGGCAAGTCCGCAAATGATGTAAATCTGATGGTATACAGGGTCATACCGGTAGGCTCACCGTAGCGGAGTGAAGGGCCTACAGTCATTGCGTTTTTTATACCTAGGCTCCACAGCAGTTCTCTCACATCCAGAGCGAGCTGCTTTTCCGTGCTGACGTAGGTGCTTTGAGCTTTTATCTTACCAATACATCCATCGGAATCCATAAGTCCCTGTAAAAGCTCCCAGCGCTGATGCTCCGAAGCTCTCAAATATTTCTTCGGAATATGCTTGTCATGATACGTCTTAAGGAGTATGTTTCGTAAATGGGGAATGCGGACAACTACACTGTCGCCAACATTGTGCCATAACGATGAAACCCCATACGGCACCCGCTTGAGGACGCCGGCAACATCACATGTTCGAATCGTAATCTCCGGTTTGGTAGCGCATCCGTTTCCGAGCCAGTAGCCATAAAGATATGGGGTTACCGGTAGTTCGGTGTCCGGCAACTCTAGAGCGCCCGCAACAGGTATTCTGTATATGGAACGAAAGGGCTCGTCCTTATGCCTTTCCCGATAAGCAGAAAAGGCCTCATACATCTGCTGTGTTTGAAGCTGCTTTTCCTTTTGCCCATTATTAATGACCTGTACATTCCACAAGTGCCTTGCCCCGGCGATAATGGAACTGCCGTCGCCGAACGTGAGCCTATATGCCTGTTCGGTATCGTCTATTTCACTGAGGGCAAGAACATAACATGGCTTTCCGTTTTCATCAAATACAAGATCACCGGGTCTCAGTTCACCCATCTGCTTCCAACCTTCTGGTGTTGGAATGGGTGTATCTAATGCGAGCTGTTTTCCCATTTTCTTTGGTATTTCTACATATGCCGTGTTGAACTGGCGGTATCCGCTGGGCTTTAGGACCCCGAAAAGGTCCCGTACGATCTGCTCCTGCCAGTCAATTAGCTCAAAGGGTTTGCCTGCCCATGTGCCCTTGGTGTGTTTGAGGGCTTCTATGAAGCTGACGGCAAAATCTGCAGCGTCCTTGTCGTAATAAGAATTCTTCGCCATGAACTCGGTGGGCTTGTATTTCTTGAGCTTTCGTATATGCCGCCGCCTCCTTTCTGAGGGCATGAAAAAAGACTGCCGAAGCAGCCTTGCAAAAATTTATAGATAATGAGAGACGGGGCCTTCCGACCCAGGCTCCCGGCTGTTTTCAGTTGTAATCCTTTATAAGGATGGCAAGCGCGGCTGCCGTGTTTTCGTCGGCGGGCTCGATGTCCCAGCCGCGATCATAATTGCAAACCGTCTCGCCGTTCCGCTTCAGCGTCAACTTGGAAATGTGGCCCTCGTCGATGCCGTAAATGCTGGCCTCGTCGTAATGCTTAACCCAGTAGTGAAAAATGTCCCCGCCGACCTTAATGCTTCCTTCTGACCACATGGCTGCTGCCTCCTCAAAATTCCTTGATTATCGCGTTGTTGTCGGTGTTGAAGCTCACGGTGTAGCGGACCTCGCGGCCGTCCGGCTTTCTGGTGATTACCCGGATGTCACCCTCAAAAGCTCTGTAGCAGCGGTTGATTTTCTCGTCCTTCGGAAGTTGGCTCTGGATTTGCTTCATCTGTTTTTCGGTCATTGCGGTGTACCCCTTTCGTTTTGGTATGTACATATATCGCTCTGAAGCCCAGTAATAGCAAGCGCTTCAGGTGATATATACTACACAAATCTCGGAGGAGAAACCTGTGTATTACTCACCGGTCAGAATGAAGCGGGCATATTCCTTTTTGTGCTCCTCCAGAAAGAGGACCAGTTCATAGTAACCACGGTCGTAGGCCATGCGCTGGACGCGGGCGGCATCGAACATATTCGTTTCGCCGGTATCGCGGATGGCGAGAATCTGTTCCTTGACCTTCTCAGTCATGGCAATCACCGAGCTTTCTGCAGGAGTCAACGCCATAGAGCACATTCAGGCCAGAACCGTTGTCCCAGTTCACTAGGATAGAACCGGTGTCGTCGACGCCATACACGGTGCCCTTTGTACCGATGGGCGGAGCCTGTACATCGTCCATCCGCACAAGCTCCACGCGGGTCCCAGCCGGATAGGTTTCCCGGAGATGCGCCAGCAGCTTTTCATTCATTAGCATCGGAAGCGTCTCCTTTGAAAGCGGAGGAACCTGTCAGGTTCTTCAACAGGATTTTCCGGTCGGCCTTGTATTCGTCTCCGATGAAGCCCAACCGCAGAAGGAAGCAGCGAAATGCGTATTTATCATTGTCGACTGCCTTGTCCTTCGCCGTGACGCGCTTCTGGGTTTTGGCCATGCCGCAGAGCTTGCCGATGAATTTTGCGTAGGCGCTGATGTCCTCCGGTGCCGGATATCCGGCGAACCACGGGAAGGAAATCTTGTCGTCCTCTACCGTGATCGTCAGGTCGTCAGTGCCGAGCGATTTCTTGATGAGGGTCGCCTTGCTTTCGACCAGCCGCTTCAAGTTTTCGATGGAAGCGTCGGTGAAGCCTTCCTTCGGCATCGAAATCGTGAGGCTTTCCGGAGCGTCGTCTGCCTGGGCCTCCGTGGTGTCGTCGGCGGCGGTGAAGCCGTCCGCGATCAGGTCGTGGGCGATTCGCTCGGCTTCGGCGTCGTCCTCGCAGATGAGGGTGCCTTCCTTGTCGATCGTGATGTCGCCGATTTCGTAGGCGCAAGTCGGCATCCGCTTGTAGACCGCCTTAGTCTGCAGGATGGTGCTGACCGCCTTAACCAGTTCTTTGCGCCCTTCTCCGGTTACGTTGTAGTTGATTTCCATGGTTCTTGACCACCTTCCTTTGTCTTGGTAGTCTATACATCACTCTAAAGCTGTGGAATAGCAAGCGGTACCTGAAACAAATTCCGCACAAAATGTAGCAACCGTTTCTGTGGATGCTATGATGCCGCCATGGAAGGCGTTGGTGTATGAAAAGACGCCTCGCTGATTGAGAGATCAGCAAAGCGTCTACATATATTTGCTACTCGGCGCCTTCAAATTCGCATAGGGGATCGTATTGCCCTCCCTTTCAAGGAATACGTCGTCTGCCTTACCACCACAAACTGTGTAGGGGTATATTTTTTCAGTTTTCGCAAGCCTCCGTCCTCCTTCCAAACAGGCATAAAAAATGACCTGCCGCAGGCAAGCCTTCAAAATCTATTAAATCGCTATATTTTATCTGGATATTTGAACTCAACTTCCGGGTCAATCCGCTTTCCGTTCCTGAGAATCGGTTGATTCGGAAAATCCTGATAATACCGCCGAAGTATTACTGAAGCATATTTCTCATCAAGCTCCATCATGTAGCAGATACGGTTCGTCTGCTCACAGGCCATCAAGGTCGAACCAGATCCGCCAAAGGTGTCAAGCACGATGGCGTTCTCCTGCGTGGAGTTCTGGATCGGATAGCTCAGCAGATCCAGTGGCTTGCTTGTGGGGTGGTTTGTGTTCCGCTTTGGCTTGGCGAAGTTCCAAATGGTAGTCTGCTTGCGGTCAGAATACCAAGAGTGCTTACCGTTCTTGAGGAAACCGTACAGCACAGGCTCGTGCTGCCACTGGTAGTCGCTTCGCCCCAGCACCAGGCTGTCCTTGACCCAGACACAGCACCCGGCGAGATGGAAGCCCGCATCAATAAATGCCTTGCGGAAGTTCAGACCCTCCGTGTCAGCATGGAACACATAGGCAGAAGCGCCGGGTTCCAAATTGGTGACTGCAGAGTCAAACGCCTTACGGAGGAACTCGTAGAACTCATCGCTCTTCATGCTGTCGTTCTTGATGGTAAGCCCGCTGGCGCTCTTGAAAGACACGCCATAAGGTGGGTCCGTTAGCAGCAGGTTGGCGCGTTTACCATCCATAAGCTTTGCAATATCCTCCGGGTTGGTGGCGTCTCCGCAGAGGAGCCGATGCCTGCCAACCGTCCAGATATCTCCTTCTTTGACGAACGAGGCTTTCTCCAGCGCGGCGGTGAGGTCAAAGTCGTCATCCTGGACGTCCTTATCCTCATTGAAGAGGTCGGCCAGTTCCTTTTCGTCAAAGCCGGTAAGAGATACATCAAAATCCGCACCCTGCAGCGCTTCGATCTCCACGCGTAGGAGATTTTCATCCCATCCCGCATCCATGGCCATGCGGTTGTCGGCAATTATGTATGCCTTTTTCTGAGCATCGGTGAGGTGATCCACAAAAACGCAGGGCACTTCGGTGATGCCTTCCTCCTTGGCGGCAAGGATTCTGCCGTGACCAGCGATCACGTTAAAATCCCGGTCGATGATGACCGGATTGATGAAGCCGAACTCACGCAGTGAGGAACGCAGCTTCATGATCTGCTCCGGATTATGCGTCCTAGCATTGTTCAAATACGGGACAAGCTTTGCCACCAACACCAGCTGCATATCAGTCGTTGTCTTTGCCATCTTTTCTTTACCCCTTCCTCAGTTCTCTGCAACGGTCCAGCCATCCGTATTCTTTTCCGACAGTAATTTTCTTGCGCGGTTTTGCCATCAGCGACTCCCCCTTGCCTGGAGAAGGCGCTCCATCAGGTCATCCTGCGGGCTGCTGTCGCCATACTCGACGGAGCAGTGTTCACGGACCACTTGGTTGATCTGATACCATACGCTTGTGACCTGTTTCATATACTCGCGGCTCATAGCAACATATGGAGAAGCGATCGCTGCCTGGGTCGTCGGGTGTTTCGCCAGAAAGCCGTATTCAGAGATAGCCTCTTCGCATTGAATCCATCGGGAGACAGCCATTGCGTACTGCTCGATCAGCTGCGTGTTGACGTACTTTTCGCATCCGCGCTGAGCAAGCCATTTGTAGGTGTTGGTGAATACTTCCGCGGCGCACAGGTCATTGCCGTTTTTCTGAGCCGCCTGCATATATTCCTTGACGGGAGGCACATCGACTGCTTCAAGTTCTACCGGGTCTGGTAATACCAGTTCGCCGATCGCTTTGCCTTCCATAACCTTCTCAGCCAGCGGTTTCTTCGGTCTTCCCTGACCAATACGCGGTCCGCCTCTGGCAGTCCCGTCTTTTGCCATTCACTTCGCCTTCCTTTCGGGAATTTTCCCTCACTAGAGGGGGGTTAATAGGGTGTTTGTTTTCTGCTTTGCGTGCGTCATTGCACCCGCCCGGTTCTAAAATCTTTTCTGACAGAGATTAAGACTCCCCCACGGCCTTGTACATCATTTCTGGTAGGAGACACGCTAAAACCCAGAAGCGCTCCTAGGGCCTTGTAGAGCCTCACAGAGGGCATCTGGCGCTACATGTTGTTATGTTCACTCTCTACCCCACTACATCTTGCGCTTCCAACGGTCACCCATCTCAGCAGTGATACGCGAGTGGCAGGACTTGCAGAGTGCCATCAGGTTGTCCTCACTATGGGTACCACTACGGCTTAGAGGCAGGAGGTGGTGTACCTCCTCAGCAGGAGTTATGCGCCCTTCCTTCATGCACTGCTCGCACAGTGGGTGGGCGGCGATATATCTGTCACGGATTCGTTTCCATGCGTGGCCGTAGCGTTTATGTATAGCAGGGTCGCGGTCGTACTGTTCGTAGCGTTTCGACTCCTCCTTCGCATGCTGCTCACAGAACCTGCCATCTGTCAGCTCTGGGCAGCCAGGATAGGAGCAGGGGCGCTTGGGTTTGTACGGCAACGGTATCACCTCGATTCAGGGTATAAAGAAAGCCCTTGAAGGATTGCTCCCTCAAAGGCTTGCACAGTATATCTTTTCAAGTATATAGTACCAGAAAAAACAATTGTTTTCAAGTGGACTTATGTGGACTTTACTATCTTCTTTTCAGCTATAACTGCATCCACAGCCCTGAGCGCCTCGCGATGAAGCTTCAGAACCCAGCTGACGGAGTAGCCGAGGTCACAGGCGATCTCCTCCCACTGCTGATAACATAAGTACCGTTTTTCAAGAATCAATTGGTGTTCAAGGTTTTCCACGCTGTGAATTATTTCAAGAATGCTTATCTTGTAATTGAGAAGCTGTGCGAGCTCCTCTGTCAATTCATTTTTGATGTCAACAATCTTACAGACGGCATCTTCCATTGGGGACGCTGAGGGGCTGGGGCTATGGGGTACCCCAGTAATCCCTGATGTACAGTTCATAGCCATGCTTTCCAGCGATGCTATTTGCTGCTTCTTGCTGTTGATGCGCTGGTCGAGGCGATAGGCCTGTCCGAGGTATTCTTTTGCCGTCATATCACGCCACCTCCTTACAGAGCCTGCTAATAAGCATTTCAGGGTCGAGTTTGGTAAGTACGCCAAACCAGTCTGAACTGAAAAATTGTTCCACTTCCTGCTTTACAGGTAGCGCTCTTCTATTCTTGAACTCCATTGCCCTTTCGCCGGTGTAGCCCATGACAAGAAGAGTGAATCCGTCGCGAGTAAGATAAAATTCAGGCTGCTCCTTGCGCTGTTCATTCAGATATGACGACTCTCCAAAATTGGATAGTCCCCACGTTGGGTCATCATTCACTATTTGACGTATGTCACGCATGACGTGAGCGTGTTGTTTCTCAAACACCCTTGCGATGTCGCGGCTTGATACCACGACTTTTCCATTGTTCTCAATCAGGCCGAGATTCTTATCCATTCGCTATATCCTCCAAAATCTGTTTAATTTGTTCGGGGCGGTCAAGCACGTAGACTTTGAAGCCTAATTGCCGGAGCATACCGTGCCTGGCCAGCTGCAGTGGTCTTGGCTTTTCTCCGGGAGCCTTGACCTCAACAAAGGCCATCCGGCCACCCGGTAGAAGTACTATGCGGTCAGGCATCCCGTCAAAACCGGGGCTTGTGAACTTGGGTGCGATGCCTCCCGCCTTTTTAACCGCCAGCCTAAATTTCTGCTCTATCTGTTTCTCTCTCATGTTCCAAGACCTCAAATGCCAGCAGCTTCGCCTCGGCGAGTGATTCCACACGGCGGTTGTTCCACCACTGGTACTGCTCACCGCCGACGGTTACCTTGTAGAACTCTCTGCCGCTGAAGCTGTCTTTTTCCGCTATAATCCTTATACGGGTGTTCAGGACCATGTATCCCGCAGAGTGTTCTTTCCACTGCTTTTTCAAAAATGCCGATTTCCTTGAGCTTTTCAGTCTCGCTGCTCTGTCTCTATGCTTCGCAGCCAGCATATCCCCGGACATTGTTCCATCGCAGACACAGCCGACCCGGAATACACCTTGCCACTCGGAATGCACCATTATGTGGACATACCGGATGGGGTCATATCCGCAGAGTTCACAGGTAAATTCGGCTGAACCTAAATCCACGACATCCACACATACCCACCCGTAGAGCGGGGCGCCGAGTTCTTCCAGTCTTGCGATGCATTTCTGTGAATAATCGCTCACTCTTTTCCTCCGTTCTCAACAAATGTAACGAATATAACTGTTAGTAAAAGAATACATAAAGGTCGTATAGGGCAATTACATACGCCTATTCCCAATCAAGTTAAAACTACATATATAATAAGCTGTGCTCCGAAAGCAGGTGTTTCACACGCTGTTTTCGTTACAGAAACTCTTCCGCATCCATCTCAACCTCAATTTTGAGGCAGACGGAGCGGACGTTGACCCCTTGAATCCGCTTCTGGCATTGGCAGTTGCGAGAGCCTTCCGAATTGGAAAATGTCTCGATATAATCCCTATCCCGGAAGCCTTTGATGCACTTGGTATAGATAAAGCCGGCATATTCCAGGGCCTCCCGCAGCACTGACGCGATGACATATACATGGTTTTTCTCAATCTTGCCGTAGCAGGGAGATATAGCCGTATTGAACCGGGTCTTGTTTTCCGCCACCCATCCCTCAACGAAGTGCCACGCTCTGTCCACGGAGTCTTCCTTTTCCAGCGTCTTGCAGTTGTGCAGCAGGGTCATACCAAGCTCCAAAGCCTCCGCCGCGGCTTTCTCCTCACTCATACCGAAAAGGCACTCGGAGGAATATCTGTCAGCAAGGGACAGGGCTGCGATGTTATCAAGATGAGCGCCGGGGTTGCCGATGTCCAGTATTTCAAAGGAGCTTTTCAACTCGCTGCGGAGCCGAGTGAAGTCGCCGCTTAGTCTTCCTTTCACCGGCAGTACCTTCTCAATCAGAAACCTTACGAACTTTTCCCCAGCAAAACCATAGTTTTCCTCGCTTACCTGGTGGACATGCCGTCCGTACTCCGCATCTTCGATAGGCTGACCATAGACCTCCAGAACACGGGTGTTGACACCGTCCATAGAAGTCTCGTTGCTGATAGGTTGCTCTCCGGTGCTGATGATGCTGTTCAGCCACGTTGGGACTTCCTGCAGGCCACCACTGCGGGAGCCTCTGGTCTTGCCGTAGCCGTTGCCCAGGGCATACACGATAGTGGAAGAGGATAGTCGCTTTTCATTCAGCACCTGCAGCTCATCCAAGCCGAGGGGCAAATGCTTCAGCGTCCCGGCTCTGCGTTCCAGACCGACAGCCGTGGAGTTGAAATTGCCCATGAGCTTTAAGGGATTGCCCCAGACGGAAAGTGCGAATTTCAGCGCGGCCGTTTTGCCGCTCCCGGATGCATACCAGAAGTGGATGTTAATAATTCTGTTTTGCAGGGGGTATAGCATTGGCGAGACAAAGGAACCCGCAAGCATAGCTCTCGATACGGCGGAGGCTCTCATTGCCTTTGCAGTTTCAAGCCACAGGGCGAAATCTCCCTTTGCGGAAAGCGCCGGGAGTATCTCCTCACCGTCATCGCCATCGAAGATGACCTCGCCGTCCGTGACATAGGGGTAGAACTCTTTTCCTATCCAGCCGATTCTACTCACGCTGCGGATAAAGGGAATGACGCTGCCGTTCTCGGTTTCGTAGTCGGTGAAGTAGCGCACCATACCCTCGGCATTATCTGAAGACACTAACAGACCGCTGTCGGCAAATCTCACGAGGGATGCTTTATTGAATAGGCTCGACCGGGGAGCGCGGAGGGTTTTCCATTTGCCGTTGCGCATAAAGGCAATCTCCATCATTTCTGTGCCGTTGTCGATATTCTCAAGCCTCGCGGTTATGACCACAGGCTGATGGCAGAGACAGGATTTGACGGGAAAGCCGTTGATGTACGCCGTGGAGCAAACGCCCTCCTCAATGCTGATTTGATACCCGGCGGGTTCCACCGCACCGTGAAGGTCGATGCCATCAAGGGAAATCTCCGCCTGCATATCGTCGAACTCCGGCTCGACCGCTTTGTCTGCCGTGAACTTGACTGCCCGTTCAAAGTCGCGCATTCCTACACCGGATGTTCTTATGAGCTGCTTGAGCCTTGCATAGAGGGCAGGTGCCTTTTCCTTTGCGTAGACCGCAAGCTGCAGAGTGCGCTCTTCCAAAGCCTCATCACCGTCGAGTTTCTTTTTTGTGAGGAGCAGTTCAAGCTGCTCATGGGGCGACAGAAGCGCATGGACTATCGGTGCCTTCACCCCGCAGCCGCCGGCAGGACAGGCAAAGCAGAGATTTTCGTGGATGTACCTGCAGGTGACCGGACGCTTAACCTTTTGGGAACGCTGAATCTTCCGCTCCGTCTCCTCGGTGGAGTAGCCATCATACAGAGCGCTCCATTCGTGAAACAGCTCCGCACCGTCCGGGACGAGGGCAATGTTGTCGCACATGGCTTTCCATTCCGGCTCCGTCACGCCATTGGGGTCGTTCACGAGCTTCTGCACGAAAGAGCAGCGTTCCATGATCCTGTGTGCACTGCCTACCGTTTCCGGGTCTGCCTCAAACGGCTCTCTGTCGAAAGCAGGGGACTTTTCGTAGCATTCGGCGAAATCCTCAAGAGTGTAGCGGGGACCGTCGAAGGACAGCACCTTGCAGGGAACCGGCTCGTCCAACTTGTGATTGAGGCTGCCGGGGGCGCGAAACATATGAGAGATGTTATACACGTTGTCCAGTTTCCAACCACGCTTTGCGGCCTCATTCATCAGCAGCCTTCCGAATCCCCGGAGCAGACCTTTTGCCCATTCCCGGGTTTCGTCATCTGCAAGAGATAAGGGTTCATTAAAAAGGTAGTAGCCATAAATGCCGTAGCCGGAATCTACGAACCCAGTCGGCTTTATCTTCATCTCACTCAGAAATGCGATGGCAGTATCCTTGTCGGGAGGCAGATTAGTTTCCTTGTGAGCAGGACCGAAAACATCAATGTCCGCCACAAAGGCGATGAGCGAATCCACATCATTGTCCTCTCCTCTAAGGTGCAGCGGCAGGTCGGCTCTTCTTGGATTGGGACTGATGTACACATTCCTGTCCTTGCCGAGTTCCGTGACGCGGTCATAAGCCTCGTCCGCCGGGATACGGTAGTGCTTTTTATCCGGCAGCGTTGTATAGATGGCTTCTGGCCCAAACCACCTATAAAACTCGCGGTTATCCATATCTCTCAAGCCTCCTCAATCCTGACCGTATCCCTCCTGCGAAGGAGATTTTCGGTCTGTCGGTAGTAATGGCTGTATGCCGCCTCACTGCATATTGCAATGGAGGCATCGAACAGGTCGGACCCTCTGCCAAAATTCTCTGTGGACAGCCATACTGTTCCCGGCTCTATGAGCGCAAGTTTGGCGTGGGCATAGGGTGATGTATAGAAGTCCACATAGGGATAGAATTCCTTTAACTTCTTTGCCTTGCTTTCATACGCCGTATTGCAGATGACAGTAATCCCTTCATGCCGGCGTTCCAGAATCCTACCCACATATCTGAGGTCGGTTAGAGAGTAGGTGCAGATTGTGATTTCGCCTGGCTCGTTTGCAATTTTGCTAAGCCGGGTATTCCATGATGTGAATGCGTTTGACAGCTTCACATCGGCAGTCAGCATTACGCCGCTTGTATCCGTTTTAAGCATCTCCATCCTCCTCACAGATGAATTTAATGGTCATTCCCTTGGCACTTGCACGGTCGAACTCCGTCTCCATGCCAGAACTCAAATAATCTCCGCACACCCAGAGTTCCCGGCACTGATCCATGAGTGCGTTGCCGAAGGACATCCCCAGTTTTCGTTCCGCCGGGTTGTCGTCATCCATGAACTGTGGGTACAGCAGATGTGGTGCAACCGGGATGAATCCCTTATCCACGGCAATGCGGCAGTACTCTCTCGCGGCTTTGACGTTTGCGTCTACATTTCCGGAGTAAGGACTGCAGATATACACGAGGGGCCTTTTGTTATCCGTCATGGCGCACCTCCGCAATCTTGTCCAGAAGTGCTTCTGCAAAGAGTCCGTATTCCTCTGGGGCAAGCTCTCCGACACCCCCAATCTCAAAATCCTCACATACGCAGAAAACCTCCATGCGGTAGCCGAGGTCTTTCAGAGCGGTGACGAGACGGACAACCGCATCCAAGTCAGCATGGCCTTTGTGTAGCATCTTGTTGGTGCAATCCGCACAGGTCACCTCAGTGTCAAAGAGGTCTTCTGCACCGGTGAAGATGAGCTCCCGTAAGTCAACGGGAATTTCCTTGCCGCACTTGGCGCAATGGGTAATAGTGTTTTTTGCCGTGACGGGACTGCACACAACCGTGCCGTCCTTCAGCTTGGCTTTTGCGTAAATCATGGTCTGTACCTCCGATGTAATCGTGATAAACGGAAAATCCGTCCTCACCTCATATAGGACAGGCAAGGACGGAAACCGTACCGAACCGCAGGTTTTTTAGAAGAAATCTTTGAGCCCCGGATTTTCACGAAGTGTCTGCGTCAGTTTTTTCACCCGCTTGCGGATTGCACCCTCACTCAGACCGCATTCCGCCGCAATCTTCGTCTTGGTCTTTCCGTCCAGAAGCTCGTCCCACAGATGCCGCTCCTCTGGGGTGAGACTCCCGAATGCACCGAGAATGGCTGACCGCTGCTCATCAGCGGCGTATGTAGCCTCGATATCCAAGCGTTCGTCCTCGAGTTCAAATAGGAGCTCCGTGCCGTCATCGTTGAAGCCGAGCGGCTTGTCCAAGTCGAGGGTACGGCGCATATACACCGAGCAGTAATCGCACTTGCGTTTGCAGTCGGCACCGTTGTGGGCACGGCTTGGAGAATCACAGTAATCCTTGTTTTTACAGTTACTGCAGCTCACCGGGCAAGTTGCTGCCGAGGTCTGGGCGATGCAGAGGTTCGGTCTTTTCTGCGAACGCTCCTGGTCTTTGAGGTCGGCGGCGTTTGCCTTGTGGGTAGCGTCACCAATAGCGTTTCGAGGAAGGCGAACCGCCAGTTCACGGTCCGGCGAGTAGTACCACCTCTGAATAAAGGGGTTGTCCGCCGTAGGTGTTTCAGCCGGGGCGAAGCATTCCTGCCGGGTGCATTCGACCGTTTCGCCGCTGGTGAGCATACGGTAATAGTGGTGGAAATGAAGCTGCTGATAGTTTTTCATGATGTTTCCTCCTTGCGTTTTCTGCTGAGGGATTAGCAGCGGAGGAAACAAATAAAGGGTCTGCATCCGATGGACACAGACCCCGCTTCGCCTAAAATGAGCGCACGAAACTAAGGTGGTGGCACATCGGAGCTCCGGGGGGCGGTCTTTATCACCGCTCCGGGAACCTCTATGTAACCTCCACCGCTTCATGGCCACTCAGCGATGTTGATGTATTTTTGGAGCCGTATAATCCGCGGCTCCTGCAGACTGGTTAACGCCTTCTGCGAAAGAGTTTGAATTTGCAAACGTAGGCATCAAAGACTTATGGTAGGTAGAAAACCCTAGAAATATGTTGTATAATACGAAACAAACACTATACGGGCTCGTCCTTTTGTTGGCTTCCATTGTTATTATAGGAAATCGACACGGTATAGACTGGTATTGGCGGATAGGCTTGGGTAGGATTGGGTAGGAGGGTAAAATGGAGTTTCCAGAGTTCATTAGTTTGCTGTACTCGGTAATCGGAGCTGCAAACAGTACCCATGCATTTACAAAATCAATATTAGAAGCGATTGTTACTGACGAAGGTCAGGAAGTGCTGGATGGATATAGCGAAGATTCGTACAAGGCTTACTACAACGGGCATACGAAGATAACAAGATTGGCTCAAAAAATCTCTGTCTACATTGAGCCAGAGGAATTTCCCGGCTATTTTAAGCAGTTTTCTGATGCCACTGTTCAAAGCCTATGCGACATTTTTCAACCGTATTTGCCAGATATAAACCTTCATAATGTTGGTGAAGAGCTGGCCGCGTTGTTTGCTGAAATAATAAAAGAAGCCGCATCTGCAAAGAAAAAGGGCACCCCAAGAGGTGCCGGTAAAGCAGAAACAATAGAGGCGGAGGTTGTAGATGACAGTGAGCCATCTGGTACTGGAGAGGATAAAAAAGATAAAAAAACAACCGTTATTCAACACCAGACCAATGTTGTCCAAAATGGTGAGAACAACATTAATTTGACGAATAACGGTACGATAAATTTCAATTTATAAGGAGGGTGGCATATGGGTAATGAAATATCTATAAAAGGAACTGACTCCGCCATTACTCCGACCACGCAACAGGCAGGAAAGACAAACGTCCATGTTGCGAATGAAAGCGGTGGAATAGTAAACTTTAATAGTTACATCACTTACCAGCAAAACGACATTAATAACACTGGGGTCAGTGCAGAGCAACTTATGGCAATCCAGTCCTTCAGTAAGGAATACTATCAGTTGATTGTCACCTGCGAAGAGGATGTTTATAATGATAACCTCGTTACTGTTCCGATAAGCCGTGCATTAACAAAAAGCATTGTGCCGCCGGAGATTTTTAAAAGGTGCTCGACGCTTACTGAAGCGGGGATAGAGGAGTTAAAAAGGTTTCCAGCGATCATATGCCTTGAGAACACTGGGATGGGCGGTATTACAGACCCAAATCAATGGGCGATGTTTGCCTACATAAAAAAGATACGAGTTGCTGGAAAGAACGTAAAAATTATTTTTCAGCCCCTCACTCCTATTCAACAGCAAAAACTATGTGATAGACGTAACGCAGTTTATCTTGACCTTAATATGGACTGCGCACTTACTGACCTCAATCATAGCGCCTGGTCAGTTCATAAAGTAAACATATTTGAGGCGTTGGATGAAGCCGGAGTCCCCGGCATACCTAAACCTGTGTGAGGAGGAGCCTTTTTGAGCATTAAAATTCCATCTGAAATTATCCGTATTGATTTGAATGATGCATCTTACAAGGATACTGATGCCTTTGTCGAACAACCGTCCTACGTGAACTTCTTCTTTGGCAATAATGGTACGGGGAAATCCACTATAGCAAAGGCCATTCAAACTGGTGCCGGTGTCACATATGCTCTCGGTAAAACATTCGAGGATTATTTGCCATTGGTGTATAATCAGAACTTCATCGATGACAATTTCCGGAGTTATCATAATATGCCTGGTGTTTTTACCTTAAACGAAAAAAACGATACCGCACAAAAGCTGATCGATAAAAAAACAGCAGCTCGTGATGAAGCACACAAAGCAAGAACTGCAGCCATTGAGCAATGGGCTAAGAAAGTGGAGGCAAAGGAGACGCTCCAAAAAGATTTTTATAAAGAGTGCTGGGATCAGGAGGAGACATTTCGCCTAGAGTTTAAAAAGACGCAGGATGGAAAGGGAAGATCGAAACAGTTCACCGAAGAAGTTATGTGCCACGAGCCGAAAGATATGGACATAGAGGAACTGCGGGGATTATATGATTCGGCATATTCCGATACCGCAAAGCGCTACTCTCGCTTTTCCTTCGTCGAAGATACGACTGCATTGGATTCACTGGCCGGAAACGATATTTTATCCGCTGTAATAGTAAACAGTGCGACGACAGAGCTGGCAAGTTTCTTGCGCGAAATCAATGCTACGCAATGGATGCGTCAGGGGCATGATGTTTATTCCGAGCACGCTGATGGCCGGTGCCCATACTGTGCCAGAAAATTAGATGATGATTTTGAGCAAACCTTCATAGATAGCTTTGATGATAGATATCAGAAAGACCTTATCCGCTTGGATGAGTTCTTAGATCTATACAAAGAAACTGCTAACAAACTGTATATGCCTCTTGAGGCTTTTCCAAGTGAAATATATCATAAGATTGACACAAAACCGATCATAGATAAATTGGCAGTTTTAAAGGCTGCCATACAATCCAATGTTGAGGATATAAGAGTTAAAAAAGGCGAACCTTCAAAGATCGTAGCATTAACGGACACAGCACCCATCCTGGAGGAATTCAATACGATTATATCCGGTTTCAATACCTTGATTGATGCAAACAACGCTATTGTCGATGCAGGGCCGGGGATAAGAACGGAATGCACTGATTTGGCGTTTTCTTTGCTTGCATTCAGACTTAAAGATATTATCGCAGGGTATAAAAGGAGCAATGATGCCCTTGCCGATGAAATATCCACCCTTGAAGCCGAGATAAAAACCCACACAGAAGCCATTGAACAAATAAAAAAAGACTTGAAAGCGGCAAGAAACGATACAGTGGATACCGAAGCAGCCAAGGATAGCATTAACCTTATGCTGCGCGATTCGGGCATGCAGGGTTTCAGCTTGGAGCCGAAGCCCGATGTTGCTCACGTGTATGAAGTGCGCCGCCCGGATGGCTCTATTGCCGAAAACCTAAGTGAAGGTGAAAAGAATTTTATTGCATTCCTTTACTTTTACCACCTTGTATACGGAAGCGATTCCAAAGACGGAGAGGTTAGGGATAAAATTGTAGTCATAGATGACCCAGTTTCGAGCATGGATAGTGGTAATCTCTTCATTGTAAGTACACTTATACGCCAGATGATAGAAATTTGCCGCAATAACGCGGATAACCGCAACAGTGTGGTCGGGGGCAACTTTATCAAACAGATTTTCATCCTCAC